CCTTCTGAGAGAATCACTTTATCTTTGTACTTCTTTAGGAAATACTCCCTGCAATCTTCAAACAGGATTGGTTTTTCACTCCTACCCCCTTTATAGTTTACAAACTTGGATGTGTAGTCTTTACGGAAGTTCCCTTCCCCTTCAATACAGAGAACATAATCCCCACACCCAGAGGCATCTACAATCTTCTCCACTTTCTGTTTGATTGCTTGAAAAGCAAATCGTGGTTCTGCGTCTGGTTTAAGTTCTGATATTGTTTCAAACGAATAGCCTACTTTGTCTCGATTGTTCTCTTTAGCCCACTCATTAAATGCTGTCTTAGATTCAAACAAACGCTGACTTCCGTACTCATTGTTTGTAGCTAGGCATTTGTTAAGTTGCTGTTGGGCTGCTGAACTATATAATAAAGTATCAGCATCAATAACTAATATTTTGTTAGTCACCTAACTACCTCCGTTGCTGTCAATCTCAATAACATCCTCCGACAATCTCTAGTTACAATAGGTCCACGATGAAGCTGGAATCTGTTATAAGCAGATATATGGCTTGGCTTTGCTGTAACATACGGAAGACTTTCAGCGTCTAGGTCAGACAAGCATGAATTGAAATGATTTGTTGTCGCAGTGTATTCAATTGGTTGTGCTACAAAATCTGTACCAAACTCCGTAGAGTAGATTAAGTGATGATCTGGATTACTTTTATGGTTAGGGTTTGAGACAACATCCAGATGCCATCCTTCTAATATGCAACCACAGTCACCTACCTTCAAGTCCCTCACTTTATAATCGACTAACCAACGCATCCCTTTGTCATCAATAAGGCTCATCATATCCAACATCTTTTCTAAAAGTGGCTGAACAGATTTGTGAACACCTTTATCAAAAGCCCAATCCCAGCGTTTATATTTAAACTCTTGAACAGGGAGCGAAGCAAAGGCTTCGTCCCGGTATTCAAACAAATCCAATGAAAGACTATCTTTGTTTAGATAGAGGTTAGTATCCGCAGTCATAATCATCAACGTCTACTTTAACTTTCCCGTCTTCATTTCGTGTCACTACAATGCGGAAGTCTGTATGAAAGACACGTTCAATAATTTCCTCATACTTATCAATATCGGCTTTCGCTTCCGAGAGAGTAAGGCACTCAATGTTTAGGTGAGTACGTTCTTCTTCATCCCACTCAAAATCTTCCTCGAAGTTACCAGATTCGTCCTCAAAATCTGGATATGAATGATCCCGCCAACTAGAAGTATGCATTTCTCCTGTGTAGGTGCATTGTTGGTGGTAACAAGGCTCACCATCATTGAAACCCATTGTCCACCCTACAATACCAACAACATTCAAACCCGGATGCTTGTCAAACACTTCTTGAAAAAGAGATTCAATAAAAGCCTCTCCGTTTGCAACAATCTGGTCATTAAGTTCTGCATTCACTTCTTCATATTGTTTCAACAGCGTTTTGATATCAGCCATCAGCTCAACTCCTCAATTAGAGTATCTAGTTCCATTAGCTCTTCAGCCTTCTCCTTCAGATCATTCTGTTTAGCATAAGCCTTAGCAGCTTTTAGTGTTTTAGCTACAACATCTTTAGACAGACCATCAGTATTTGTATCAGCATCGTATGTGTATTCGGCTTTCAGTTCTTTCAGAAACTCTTGTGCATCAATAATCTCTGTTTCATAGCCGTAGGCTTTCTTGAATAGTTCTTGTTTCATTTGTTGTTCAGACATTTAGTTCTCCTTATTTATCGTTAGTTGCTTCTAGACGTTGGAGTGCTTTTGAGTATACATCAATCATCTGTGCATTGTTTGATTTGGTAGCATTCCACAGACCAAACATGAGCCATTGTTTAACTGATTCCTTTGTAACTTCATCATAATCTTCTTCAAACAATTCGTAAGTCAGCGCATTTGATATTCGACTTATTTTCATAAAACGAAGACCGAGTTTCTCAATAGTGTTTTCAAGAACACAGATACTATTTGCATTTTCAGGCATGAAATCAACGGGTTGATTAGGGTTTCTAAGGGCTAGTGTGATGCACTCTAGAACATTAGCTGTTGTTTTACCAGTAATACCTCCATCTGCACCTACAGCCTTTTCAAAAATCTTATAAGAGTCTTCACCAAGAATCTCTTTTGCTAGTTTGTTTACTTTCATAATCTCTCCTTATTTGGATTTAAAAGTCGGGTTATCAAGAATATTTCCCAATAACCCGCAGTTTATTGCTGATTAGACCTTAAAATGGGCAGTCGTCTAGATCAGGATCATGCTCAGTATTTACTTCAGCATTATAGCCCTCGTTTGGAGCTTTTTCAGCCTTCTTAGCTTTAACAGGCTTAGACGCCTTAACTTCTTCCTTTGGAGCTTCACTGGAAGAGCTACCACCACGTAGGGATTCAATCTGCTTCTGAATAACACTACCCTCGTAGTTGCTAGCCTTCTTGATTGTGTTGACTACATGAGCACGAAGCTCTTTAACAGCATCCTCTGGGTTTTCCTTGTTAAACTGAATCAGCATTGGTGTAGTGATATGCTCTGGTGCTGTCTGACCACG